GTAGGATCAGCGGCTTGACTACCAGTACCAGAAAAAGCGGTATTAGCTTCATCAAAGAATGCCTCTGTTCCGCCTTGAGTTGCATACTTGCTCTTCATAGCGAAGATCAGACCAGTAGGACCGGTCATTGGCTGAACGCCAGCAATATCATAAGCAATCAGGTTAGGCATTGCACGACGTACCAAAGAAATCAGTACGGGGTCAAAGCCAGCCATGTTAGCAGAACCCCCGAAACCAGCATTAGCAGCAGTTTCAGAAATGTAGTTACCCTGAGATTGTGAACGCTCTTCGCGCATAGCAACTTCTTGGTTTTCCAAAAGACGAGCTGTAACAGCGCGCTTGTGGCTATCTGCAATAGTAGGAGCAGCAGAATGCTCTAGGACAGGTGCCCATTTTTCCATCAAATTTTGATCAGCAGTAAACATTTTTATTTTCTCCAATTAAGATGTTTATTTTTTAAGGTTGTTTGTAATTGCTTGAGTGTATCTAGCCATTACCTCGGAGAGTGCTACAGCAGGGGCTGTATCTTCGCCGATTAGACTGTTAGCTTCATCTACTGGCTCATTCTTCTGTGAAAAGTATGATTCTTTAATAACTTTAACCTTCATCTCAAAGGTTTCAGCATTATCAAAATCAATATCTTCTACAAAAGATTGAAGTTTTTCAGCTTCTGATTCGGACAGTCCTGAAGATGCATTTCGAATAATTTCTTTCTTAGCATGAGCCTGATTAGCCTCGTGTAAACGAATGTTATCTTCTGTGGATTTATTGAGAGACTCTTCCAGCTCAGCAACTTGATCGGCCAATTCCTCAATCAAATCAGTCTTGCCTTCTGGTACTTCAATATAGTGCTCTTTAAATACCGCTTGTAGAGAAGTGATAAAGCTTTCAGCAATTTCAGTCTTAAGACCAGAAACTACTGCTACTTCGTTATCCTTCATCCAATTTTCAACAACATAGTTCAAGTAAGAATCTACTTTCTCTACTAGTGAGCTTTGGAATTCAGTAACTTCTTCTTCTAGGTTTTGTGAGTATTCAGCTTCAAGTCTATCAATTTCAGCAGAAACTTTGCTTTTCAAAGCTGCTTCAAAAATAGTTGATGCTTTTAATCGGAAACCTTCAGAAAGAGTAGCTTCTTCATTTACTAAAATATCAAGATCTTCAGAGTAATCAATGTGAGAGATTTGAACATCACCCTCTTCTACAGTGCTTTCTTCTACCTTGGTCATTTTGGCAAACATGCTTTGTGCATCTTCTTTCTTTGCCTTTTTCAACATTTCAACTGCAGCTTGAATAACGCCAGCTTTAGTTTTGGGCATTTCCATCTTAGGAGCAGGAGTTTCTTCCTCTTCCTCATCTTCATCTTCGTCACCGTCGATTTCGATTTCAACACCTTCTTCTTCTGCTTTAGCCTTACCTTCTTCGAGAACATCCTCGTCGATTACTTGTGCGTCATCAACGAGCTCTTCCTGAACAAGCTCTTCATTTGAAATGTCTTCTAAGACTTCTACGTTTGTGTCTTTAGACATATCTTTTCTCTCCTATAAGAGTTATACAAGTTTCGAGAGGAAATTCTTAAACGCTTTAATCTCAATATCGGAAGAACCTATATTTCGAGCGGTTTTTATTTCAGTCTCAATTAATTCAATCTCTTGTTGTTTAAGAACACCATTATCCCATATCCAATCTACTCCTTCCATAATTCCATTGACAAATGCCTCTGGAGCGGAAGGGTCTTGGACTATATCTACGGTGGATAACATAAAGTCATCAGTCACGTAATTAATGCCATTCTTTTGAACAAGACTACCCATACCACGACTTGATACACCAAGCTTAACCCCACCTTCAAGCAAACCGCTAACGATATTGCCCATTGGAGTGTTAAGTATCGATGCCTTTCCTATCACATCACTGCCATCCCAACGGAGTTCAGTAATACGATGCGAAACTTTATCCAAGTTAATCTGGGGTCCTTCTGGATGGTTTAACTCACCAACTGCACGACCAGTATTAACTTGTTCTTTTACGTACTTTGCAACAGCACGCTCTAAAATCTTTTTTTCATAAATCCGACCATTTCTATTCTTTTGGTCGGCTTGCATGAAGACTCCTTCAATTGCAAGGCTTTTTTTACCATTCTTATCAGCTTCCTGAATAAGTTGTAAATCGCTTTCAAAATATTCTGCAATTAGCTTCATATCTAATTCCTATTGTAATTCTTCACCCATCAACTTAAGAAAGTCATCGGCTGCAGTTTTAGCTTCTTTTTCGCTAGTGAAGTTATCATCCAGCTTTTCGCTATTAATATAGACAGAATATCTATTTCCCTTTTTAGAGATAGATATTTCTGCCCTTTTTCCTTTGCCGCCCATTACTGTACTAACTTCTTTTTCACCAGCATCGAGCTTGATTTTTTCTCTTAATTGAAGGAACGAAATCATTACTATGCATCTTCTTCTGTTTTACGACCAGCAATCATTGATGATGCTGTTTCTATTCTTTTGCTATCTAATGCAGCACTTAGCTTATCTGCCATTACTGCACTAAAGGCCTTTTCTGCATTTAGGCTATTTCCGTCTTTTACAGAATCTATAATGTCTTTTACTGTCATTTATATTACCCTCTTATATATTTATAATAAAATTAATCCTAGTATCGGATATCGTCTGGATCTGGAATATCATTTTCGCCAGCTTTATCTTCAGCCTCAATTTCTTTTTCCATAGTCTTAATTTCGTCATCAGTAAACTTAAGAATATTTTTACGTACCCAAGCATTAGATATGTATTTACCAACATACTCATCAAGGGAAGCCAACATTTCGAATCTCTCCCTAATCATCTCGGATTCTTTTAATTCCGAAAAGTAGTTGTCTTCGATATAGTTAAACTGTATGGATTCTTTCCATGAAGCCCATTCTTCTCTTGTAATAATACCTTTTAAAATAAGTTGGGTCTTTAATAACTGCATGAATAAGTCAGAGAATCTTTTTCTTAATCTATCAATAAACTTTTTAAACTTAATTTCGTCTCTAGATATTTCATTAGATCTACCTAAACTAAACTGCGATTCCTGCTCTAATCTGTTTAAAGGAACATTAAGAGATCTATAAAGCTTTTTCTGAAA